AAGAAATATTAATTCGACCTAAAGCAGGTGAACAAAGTGCAAGATTTATAGCTAATGGAGCCGTAGAACTCTATTACGATGGCTCAAAGAAGATAGAAACTGCTTCTTATGGAGCAATAGTTAGGGGTCAATGTTATTCAACTCAAACTGGCTCAACCCCTGCTTTCCAAGCTGGTGATAATGGAAGAATTGGTTTAGGAAATACTAATGATCTACAAATCTACCATGATGGGACACATAATTACATTAAAGCTGTTAATGATAATCAAGATATAACCATCGAAAGTACTAAAGATTTATATTTAAGAACTGGAGATGGATCAACTGGGGTAACGACAGTCCTCTATGCAGCCGATGGTGCAGGAGTTGCACTGAATTATGACAACTCAAAGAAAATTGAGACAACGAGTACGGGAATTACAGTAATAGGTGATGTTCAAATAGGATCTGGTTCAGATCTCAGCAAAGAACTTAGATTTGCTGATAGTACAAGAAATGATGCGTCAAGTATAAAAGTAGATAACAGTACAGCAAATTTATTAATAACTAATGAACGTGGTACTGGTTCAATTGTATTTGCAAGTAATTCAGCAGAAAGATTCCGTTTAAAAGAGGATGGAAATATATGTATTGCCAGAACTAATAATGCAATAGATACAAGCAACTTCGGTATAGCCTTAAATAACAATGGTAATATTACCTGCGCTAGAAATGGTGGTAGTAATACTTCGCAATTCTCATGTTGGGGAAATGCAGGTGGATTAGCTATCTATGGAGATGGTAACGCCTATAACACAAATAATAGTTATGGACAAATTTCTGATGAAACACTAAAGCAAGATATTGTTGATGCTGGCTCTCAATGGGATGATATAAAAAATATAAAAGTAAGAAAATTTAGATTTAAAGATAACGCCTCTGGTCCATTGCAGATAGGTGTAGTAGCACAGGAAATAGAAACTGTAAGCCCCGGTTTGGTTACAGAAATAATACCTGATGAGAATAAACCTGATGAAGAAGTTAAGACAGTAAAGTATTCAGTGCTTTATATGAAGGCTATAAAAGCTTTACAGGAAGCAATTACTAGAATCGAAACACTAGAAACGGAAGTAGCCGCCCTCAAAGGCTAACCAAACACAAATTTATTAATAAAAATGGCAACAAAAACTTGGCAAGTCAATACTCTTGAGCGAGAACTTAGCTCAGGTTATGTAAGTAAAGCGATCTTTCGTGTAAACGGTGAGGATGGTACTTATAAATTCAGAGCAACTGGTGAAGTAAATCTTCCAAGGCCTGACACTCTTGTACCGTATGGTGACTTAACAGAATCTCAAGTATTAGGTTGGGTAAAGGCAAAACTAGATGCTGATAAAGCTGGTACTGTAGCTGCTATTGAAGCTGCTGTAGAGAACGGCGTTAACGAACAGAAAACCCCAACAACAGGTGTCGGTAAACCTTGGTCTTAATGTACCTAGAGCTACACTTCCTAAAGCATTAGATATACCTGCACTGGAGTTCAAACCACCCTCAGCTCGGATCCCTTACTATAAACCTATGGTAATACCTCCGAGTGACTTAGAAGCTCCAGAGGAAGTAGAGCCAGAGGAAACAACTGAGCAACCTGCACCGCCGACTTTAAAGATCCCAGTTATTGATATTCAAATGCCAATACCTGAAACGGCGGTAGTGGTAACAGCGGTAACTACAGCAGTAGTGGCAGTGGCTACAACTACTGTCACCCAGTCTTTATTTGAACCAATTAAGAAAAAGGTTCAGAAACAACTACAAGCAAAAGTTAATAAATGGAAGGAAAACAGGAAGAAAAAAAAGGAGTCCTCCAAAAGCTAAAAGATGCTGCTGAGGATAAAGAACACCAAATAGAAATCCTTGGTACTTTCGTAAGACTTGCCGTAGTGGTTTGGTCTGGAGCGATAATCACGCTTAACTATGTAGATATACCAATGGTTAAGAAAGCTGGTAACTCAGATATAACTTTCGTAGCGTCGGTCTTCACTGGAGCACTTGCAACTTTCGGATTGACTACAGGTAATAAGAACGGCAACGGTAAAACTGTTGACTGTCCAATGGCAAAGAAAAAAGAAACATGAAAAAATGGCTAGTACTCTTCCTACTGGCATCACCCACGGTAGCGAGAGCAGAATTAGTAACCCCAAACTTCACCCAGGGTTCGATGAACAGTACAACGACAACGACCCAAGAGATCGTAGAAGAAATAACTACAACAACATATGGGTCTGCATTACAGAAATGGTCAGGGGACAACCTGACTCACTCCTCCGCCTCATCAGGTGGTATAACCGATTCAGATTCGGTATGGAACTTAACAACTGCTGGAAGCGACTTCACTTTAGAAGTAGTGACAAGAGCAGCAAGTCAAGTTCTATCGGTAACAGAAATAGAAAGAGAAATCGACACTACATCTACTACGGTTTCCTTATCAGTCTTCTCTCAGTAGGACCAGTTAAGGCTACTGAACCTGAGACGAATAACGTAAGTAATCCCGTAGCAGCAGCCACAGGAAATGTCACAAATTCTGCGGTGCAATTCCAGAACAACGGAGCACCGTCGAGACAGCACTACGGACCTAATATCTCATGCAATGGAGCAACAATGACCTTTTCCCCTTTTTATATGGGGAATCATACAAAGCCTTGGGATATAGATGAAAACGGTATGAGACCATCTAGCTATACCATGGCTGAGAACTGGGGAGCACAGATAAACTTCATGATCCCACTTGATAAGAGGGGATTAGAGAGATGTAGAAGTATTGCCGCAAGGCAAGAAGAAAAAATGAAACTTGACTATGAATTAGTCAGAGTTTTGAAATGCGCTGAATTACAGCAAAAAGGCTTCATGCTTATACCTCACAGTCGTGTTTACGAAATGTGTAGCGATGTAATAGCTATTTCATCTTGGAAGAAAGCAGAAAAAGAAGTTCTTGAATGTAAGTCTCCACCAAAACCTTGGTATAAACCTTGGAAAGACACAACACCTAAATGCACAAATAAGAAATGACATCCTTCATCGTTTGGATATGTCTATCAATACTTATCTTTATTTTTTTAAAAAACACAATTAACACACCATGATCGTACTTATCAAGCCCATCCTTATGGCATTCCTCAGCTCATCTGCTGTTAAGGAATTAGTTATACAACTACTAGAAGCTTACGCAGAATCTACTGATAACACCATAGATGATAAGGCAGTCGAACTGATTAAGAAAAATTTATTCCCTGGAGGCTAAATGGGTTTATTAGACGGAACTCTTAGACAAAGACAAATAAGACTAGAGAAAATGCTTTCTCCAAGTCAATATCCTAAACCTAGTAAAGAAGCTATTGAGAAATTAAGGAGAAGTATTCAAGCTTCAAAGAAAAAGAACAAACTTAAAATCAAAAAAGCATGAAGAAAGCCACTGAAGACCAATTTAACGAATTACATAATCTCGTCACTAAAGAGTTCCTTAAACGGGTCAAAAGTGGCGAAGCTTCTACCCAAGATTTAAAAGCAGCCTGTGAATGGCTTAAAACTAACGACATTAGCGGTATTGCATATGATGGCAACCCAATCTCCAAGCTTGCAGCCGTAATGCCAAAAGTAGATCCCGAATTAGTACAAAGTAGACTCTATGGCAGGAAGCACAGCTGAGTATTACAGGAAGAATCCTGATGCTCGTAAGAAAAGACTTACACAACAGAAAAGATATAACAAAGGAAAAAATGGTCTGAAGATAAGAGTCAACGCTAACAAGCTCAATAGAAAACTAGGTACTTACGGAAACGGTGATGGCAAAGACGCTGCTCACTACAAAGGCAGTACGACAAAAGGGAGACTTCAATCCCCTTCAAAAAATAGAGCAAGCCGAACTAAATCTTAATGACCCCACTACTACCTACCCCTAAACACTATTTATACAACCTAATAACCATGACAAATTCAGACGCTAAGAAGCTCTGGAGAAGAGCTATTAAAGAGCACTTCAATTGTACATGCGTTTATTGCGGAAATAACTATGAAATTAATGAACTTACACTCGATCACGTCAAAGCTAAAACCAATGGTGGAG